TTTTAGAGGAATTACTTGAGGTATTACTTAAAGTTGAATTGCGTGGCATCTCTTATTATTATAATATATTTATATTTAGATTGTTTTAAAATCAATTTTATTTTAATTTTATTTTTAAATCGTTTTTGTTTCAATTATTATATTTACGTTAAACAAAATTTATTTAATAAAAAATATCTATTAAATATATAAATGGCAAAAGGACGCGTAGGCGGAGGGGCAAATAACAACAATTCAACAGGCAATAATGGCGGAATAATGGGTTCTGGAATTTTCGGTATGTTCGGTACAACCGTTCGTTGTGACGCAAATGATAATTCTATGTTTTGTACTTTATCTAAATTCGTAAATATAATTATTATGATAATTTTCCTCTGTACAGTATTTTATTTATTATATCTTGCATTTAATTATTTTAAATCAGGAGGAAAAATGTCAGGAGGTCGTAAATGGCGTTCCAGGTAAAATATAATTTTATTTAATTTTAGTTATTTTAAATAAAATTGATTATTATTTAAATAATAAAAAATATATATAAATAGTAAAATGACAAGAGACACATCAAATAAATTATCAAAGAAGGAACAACAAAGTAAGAAAACAAAAAAATCGGAAGAGATTTCCAAAAAAAAGAAGAAAAATGTTGACTCTGATGATGATGTAGATGATTTTATCAGTGAAAGTGATAGTGATGAAATGATGGACGCGCATGAATACAGAAAATTTTTATCCAAGATATTTCCATCTAAAGATTTAAATAAAAAAATTGAAGCTGGTGAAAAAATCAAGAAAATTCAGAAAAAATTAGAAAAAAAACACAAAGATGAAGATAGTGATGACAGTGAAGAAGAAAGTGACCAAGAAATTATTGAGAAAAAAAATAAGTCTAAATCAAAATTGAAACCAAAAACTAAGATTACAAAAAAAAATAAAAGGGTTATTGAAAGTGATGATGAAGAAGAATGGGAAACTGAAGATGATGTTGATGATGACGAAGATGAAGATGAAATTATTACGCGTTCAAAATCTAAATCCAAAACAAAATCAAAGAAAAATAAAAATAAGAAAATATTAGTGGAAAGTGATTCTGAAGATGAAGATGATGATGAAGAGGAAGAAGAATTCACAAAAAAGAGTTCAGAAAAATTAAATATTATATTTACAATAGGAGGAACAGAAGATGATGACGAATGGGATGATTATGATTCAGATTATGATGATGAAGACGAAGATGATGAAACTGAAGATGAAGACGTTTCTGTTTCCTCTGCATCATCAAGTGAAGATGATGAAGATGATGATGATGAACATGACGATGATTATGATGAAGACGATGAAGATGAAGAACCAAAAAAGAAGAGTAAATCAAAGTCCTCAAAAGCACAACCATTACCTAAAAAACGCACTCAAATTTCAGAAAAAGAACTTTTAGAAATCATTGAAAAAGAAACAAAAGATAGAGATCCTGTAGAAAAAGAACCCAAAAACGAAACATTGGAAAAATTGAAAACCCTTGCCAGTGAAAATCCGGATAATAAGATTATGAAAAAATGTCTTGAATTATGCAAAGAAGAAATAAAGAAAACCGAAGTCAAAAAAGTGAAAAAACTTAAAAAACAAAAGGCCAAAAATAGTCGCATTTTCAAGAAAATTTTGCGTGATAAAAACACCATGAATGATTTCAAATTCTTTGAAAATTTAGAAACAGATTATCAAAAAAAAATAATCAAAGAATTACGCGAAATCAATAAATTAACTAGAATTGAAAAACCATACAGAATGACATTATTGGAATCAGATATTCCTACTTTATTCAAAAGTGCAGCAATGAAAAAGGTGAATTCGTTACGATATATGGAACCCGGTAGTGGCGAATTCTACAAAATTAAAAATTGGGTTGACACTTTTATGCGTATCCCATTTGGCAAAACAGATTCACTACCATTATGCATTGAAGACGGTGTAGAAAAATGTCATGAATTTATGGAAAATGCACAAAAAACATTAGATAATGCAGTATACGGTTTAAATGATGCAAAAATGCAGATTATGCAAATGTTGGGTCAACTTCTCACAAATCCTAAGGCAATTGGTACTGCAATTGCTATACACGGACCACCTGGCACAGGAAAGACTAGCCTTGTAAAAGAAGGTATTAGTAAAATTTTGAACAGACCATTTGCGTTTATTGCGCTAGGTGGTGCAACAGATAGTAGTTTCCTAGAAGGTCATTCATATACTTATGAAGGTAGTACTTGGGGCAAAATTGTTCAAATCTTAATTGATAGTAAATGCATGAATCCTGTTATATATTTTGATGAATTAGATAAAATTAGCGATACTCCTAGAGGCGAAGAAATTGCAGGTATCTTGACTCATCTAACCGATACAAGTCAAAATAGTCAATTTCATGACAAATATTTTGCAGAAATTGATTTTGATTTAAGTAAATGTTTATTTATATTCAGTTACAATGATGAATCCAAAGTGAATCCAATTTTAAAAGATAGAATGTATCGTATTCAAACAAAAGGATACAATCAAAAACAAAAAATTCAAATTGCCAACAATTATTTATTATCAAAAATTAGAGAACAAGTTAAATTTAATAATGATGAGATTATTATTCCAGATGAAGTATTAGAATATTTAATTGATAATCATTGTAATAAAGAAGATGGTGTCCGTAATTTGAAACGATCCTTAGAAATTATTCATACAAAGTTGAATTTGTATAGATTGATGAAACCAGGTACTAATTTATTTGAAGAAGATATGTCATTGACCGTTGAATTTCCATTGACAATTACAAAAGAAATTGTTGATAAATTAATCAAAGTAAACAAAGATAATATATCGGCACTATACAGTATGTATGTTTAAACTCTTGAAAATTTTGTATATTTGTATATTTGTATAATAATATGAATATGTAAAACTAATATAAATATTTTTTATTAATTTTAATAAATAATGAGTAAAGATTATTTATTAAAAATCAAACCAGAAAATGAGTATATTGCGGCCTATTTGAAAGAAATAAATGCGGTATATAAAAATATGAAAGAAGATACTGTTTATCATTTAATAGATACAAGTTTAAATGTAAATGAAAATTTTTTACAATATAATAAAAATATAACAGAAATAGATGCTTTATTAAACCAACAAAATGAACATATAATAAAACTTATTTTGTTGAATAAAAAAATCAATACTAAATTAATCGATATTTGCATTCATGAATATATAACTGATTTAATTGATATTGATCCGGATATATCAAAAACAATTGAATATTGCAAGATTTGTGGTAATACAAAATAAGTTATGTAATTAATTTTTATCTAATTTTTACGGAGTTATAATATTTTCATTTGTCATAATAGTATTTTTTTTGAATTTATAAGTTCTCAATGCAAATATTGTTGCATTTAATCCGGCATTAACGCCACAATTCACAGAAACATAATAATCTTCTATAAAAATGCCATAAATACAACCTAACCCTGATGCCGAAATCCAGATAGCCCAAATAATATTATTCGATTGTTCGTTATAAGTTTTATCAAATAATATAGATGAAATCAAATTATATATTTCTGGTAAATAACCTACTACAATCAAAATAGAAGATATTATTGATATAAAACGATATTGCATACTTTATTATTTTTTTAAAAATATATTTAAACATTTTACATATATTTTAATTTATTGGTGCTTTACTTTTTTCTTTAAGTTGTTTTGGGAATTTATTGTTTTTATTATATTTTTCCCAAAAGTATTTTGGGATTTTCAAAAATGGACAAAAAAAATGTCCAAAATTGAAAAGGGTCGAAAGACTTTGTAAAAAATAAAAAAGTAGCTAAATTGTGACTGAAATGAAAAATTAGCGTCTTATTATATTTTAAAATTTGAAAATTTTGTTAGCATAATTTTTTTTATTTTTTGGTTGATTTTTGTAAAAAAATATCTAATGGAAATTTATGGAAGCTTTAGGAAATAAAATTCAGCAAAATCCAGCAATGAAATTTTGTTGTAATATTTGTGACTATAAAACGGATAGAAAAAACAATTTTATGGCACATTTAAATAGCGGGAGACACAGTAAAAGTTCCAAAATGGAACTATTTGGAAATCAAATTCAGCAAAAATTCAGCAAAAAAATAATATCATGTGAAAAATGTAATAAAGAATTTCTAACATCTTCCGGATTATGGAAACATAAACAAAAATGTAAAGAAATTAATTCTAGTGTAACAGACAAGGAATTAATGTTAATGTTAATTAATCAAAATAAAGAACTTATGGAAATTGTTAAAAATGGAACTCATAAAACCATTAATAATAATAATATAAATAGTAACAACAAAACATTTAATTTACAAGTATTTTTGAATGAAACGTGTAAAGATGCTATGAATATTAGTGATTTTATTGAATCTGTTAAACTACAATTATCTGACCTAGAAAATATTGGAAAAGTTGGTTATATTGAAGGAATATCAAATATAATAATTAAAAACTTAAATGCTTTAGAAGTTGAAAAAAGACCAGTTCATTGTGCTGACCAAAAAAGAGAAGTTATGTATGTAAAAGATGATGATATTTGGGAAAAAGAAGATGAAACTAATAAAAAATTAAGAAAAACTATAAGAATGATAGCTCATAAAAATATTTGTATGTTCAAAGAATATCGAGAGAAATATCCTGATTGTGAAGAGTATAACTCTAAAAAAAATGACATATATAATAAAATTGTATATGAGTCAATGGGAGGTAAAGGTGATAATGATTATGAAAAGGATACTAAAATTATAAAAAAAATTGCCAAGGTAGTAGGTATTAATAAAGAATAAAATTCTTTAAGTACCTTTTAAAATAAATAATATAATTTGTTAATTTTGTTAGTTTTTTTGAGCCAAAAGTATTTTGGATTTTCAAAAATGGACAAAAAAAATGTCCAAAAACTGAAAGGGCCGTTTGACTTTCCCAAAAATGCAACTGTTGTGACCATAATTGATTTTTATCGTCAGGGCACAAAAATAATAATTTTCAATTTGTTAGCATAATTTTTTTTATTATTAAAAAGGACATTTTCAATATTTAGGATATTTTGAGATTTTGGTATAAAAAAATCTCAAAATATGATATAAATGCCAAAAGATTCAATAGAATATTCTAACACCATAATATATAAAATTTTTTGCAAAGATGCTTCTGTAAAAGATATCTATGTTGGTCATACTACTAATTTTACCAAACGAAAGTATCAACATAAAATTAATTGTAATAGTGGTCAAAAATTAAGAATTTATAATGTTATTAGATCATATGGCGGGTGGGAAAATTGGGATATGATTGAAATTGCTAAATATAATTGTAAAGATGTTGTTGAAGCCAGGATAAAAGAAAATGAACATTATAATAGTTTAAAAGCAACTTTAAATTGTGTACCTCCGTATGTAGATAAAACAAATTTTTTTTGTTCTACATGTAATTTGCAATGTAATTCAGTTGAAATTTTTAAAAATCATATCAATGGGAAAAAGCATAAAATTAAATATGATATGGTAAATGGAATTGTTATCGAACCTATTAATGATGAAATAAATGCTGTAAAATTTATATGTAATCTATGTGATTTTAAATGCTGTAAAAAAAGTGACTGGGAAAGACATCTTTGTACAAATAAACATAAAAATATAAAAAATAACGCGGTTCTAGAACAAAACGCGGCAGTTCTAGAACAAAATGCCAAAAAATACATCGAACAAAATCCTATACATTCATCGCAAAAACTTTTGACTTGTAAACATTGTAATAAGACATATAAAGCAAGAAATAGTCTCTGGTATCACGAAAAAAAATGTGAATTAACAAATAATAATAATAACAAAAATAACATTACTCCAAACACGTCTAGTGATATTCAAGCACTAACAGGACTCATATTTGAAATGGTTAAAAGTAATACAGAATTGCAAAAAAGTATGTTTGAGATTTGCAAACAAAATCAAAATAATTATACTTCAAATAATATC